TTATTGTCAACTTGGGAAAAGACACGTTGAAGCATATTTAGACAACGACGATCATATTGATAGAACAAACGTAAGTGGTACAAGATATGTAACAGGTGAATTTATAATATCGATATATGGAAGTAAAAAAATAAAAGGTTTTAGACAGTGGTTAATTAACAATGATTTTGATCCGGATGATATTACACAGGGTTATGGTAAGGGTGTGCTAGGTTATATTAAAGACTTTGATGCTGAAGAACTTGTGAAAAGGAATGATATATATAAAGTTACTGCAGATGATGGGTATATACCTATATCTAAGACATTTGATTATACTTGGAAAGACGAAGTATTAAAAACGTTTGGGTATAATTAGTTTTAGTCCCTGCTTGGCTACAGAGCCAATTATAATAAAAAAACATAAAAAGGTCAACAGAAAATGTACACTTACGGATATAAATTAGTTAAAGTAGTTGATGGAGATACTGTCGATATTGATATTGATTTGGGATTTGGAGTGTGGTTAAGAAATCAACGAATAAGACTAATGGGTATCGATACACCTGAATCAAGAACGTCAGATTTGGAAGAAAAGAAATTTGGATTAGCAGCTAAAGAAAGAGTTGCAAGTTTAATTGCCAATGCTAGAACTTTTAAATCAGCATTGGATGAAAAAGGAAAGTTTGGTAGAATTCTTGGTGACTTTGAAGTGTACGATAGCGAGCATGACAAATGGGGAAGTCTGGTAGAGATTTTGATAAAAGAACATCATGGTGTAAGATATCATGGACAAAGTAAAGATGATATTAAACAAGAACATTTAGAGAATAGAAAAATTCTCAAGGAAGCTGGAATCGTATGACAGCTAATCTACTAGCAAAAAATGAAATATATCTTGGTAATCCAAAACTAAAAAGATCTGGTGTACAGATAGAGTATACTAAAGAACAGCTTGAAGAGCTTGCTAAGTGTAGTCATGATATTGAATACTTTTGTAAAAAATATATGAAAATTGTTAACATCGATGAGGGTATTGTACCACTAGAGTTATATGATTTTCAAAAAGAAATTATCAATTCCGTAATCAGAAACAGATTTAGCATTTGTAAAATGCCTAGACAGTCAGGTAAAACAACAACCATGGCTGCTGTTATTCTTTGGTTTGTTTTATTTAATGAATCATTTAATTGTGCAATTCTGGCTAACAAGGCAAGCACAGCTAGAGAGATTCTTGGTAGATTACAAATGGCATATGAATGGTTGCCTCATTGGTTACAACAGGGAATTGTTGAATGGAATAAAGGTAGTCTTGAATTAGAAAATGGTTCAAAGATTTTAGCATCATCGACTTCATCATCAGCAATTCGAGGTGGTTCATTTAGTCTCGTATATCTCGATGAGTTTGCATTCGTTCCACCAGAACTACAAGAAGAATTCTTTGCATCGGTTTACCCTACAATTTCGTCTGGTAGAACGTCTCGTGTTATGATTACGTCAACACCAAAAGGTATGAATCTATTTTACAAGTTATGGGTTGATGCTGAGGAAGGTAGAAACGAATATATTCCAATTCAAGTTCATTGGTCTCAAGTTCCAGGTCGAGATGAAAACTGGAAACAACAAACAATCAATAATACAAGTGAAGAACAATTCAGACAAGAGTTTGAATGTGAGTTTATTGGTTCTTCAAACACATTAATCAATCCTTCAAAACTAGCAATGCTAACATTCCACGAACCAATTCATCAAAGTGAAAATGTTAAGATATGGAAAGAGCCTCAAAAAGGTCACGTTTATGCATTATCTGTTGACACATCAAGAGGAATAGGAAATGATTACTCAGCTTTTACCGTTGTTGATTGCACTACCGTACCTTATGAGGTTGTATGTACTTACAGGTCAAATATCATTGCTCCGATGGTGTATCCAAATATCATATATGATGTTGCTACACGATTTAATCATGCAATCATACTTGTCGAGATTAATGATATCGGCCAACAAGTAGCAGACATTTTACATCATGAATTAGAATACGATGGTATATTAACTGCTGAATGGAGAGGTAGAGCTGGCCAAGTTTTGAATGCAGGTTTTGGCGGCAAGGCTCAACAACTGGGGGTACGTACAACAAAACAGCTGAAAAGAATAGGTTGTGCATCATTAAAAACAATCATTGAGAATGATAGATTAATATTAAATGATTTTGAAATTATAAAAGAGTTAACTGCATTTGTTGTTAGAAGTAACAGTTATGCAGCTGAAGAAGGATATAACGACGACTTGGTAATGACTTTGGTATTATTTTCTTGGCTCACAGGTCAAGAATATTTTAAAGAAATGACTGATATCGACATAAGAAAGAATCTATTAGAAGCAAATGAACAAGCAATAGAAGAAGAAATGTTGCCATTTGGATTTATAAACAACGGATATGATGATCCAGAAGACGACATGGCTCAATATAAAGGTGATTCTTTATTAGTTGATCATCCTTATGAGATAGAAGGTTCGTGGTAAAATAACGAAAATAATAAATAATCTAGCAAATATATTTGCTAATTAACCTTTAAGAAGGAGACAAATACCATGGGATTCCAAGTCAGTCCTGGTGTTAATGTAACGGAAATCGACTTAACTGGTATTGTACCTGCAGTCTCGACAACAGAGGCAGGTATTGCAGGTTCATTTAGATGGGGCCCTGTTGAAATTGCTAATCTAGTCTCATCAGAGACTGAGCTTGTTGAAACCTATTTCAAACCAGATAGTACAAATGCCGAAACATTTTTCACTGCAGCAAACTTTCTAGCATATGGTAATAAGTTGTATGTCGTTAGAGCAGCAGCAACGTCAGCACGTAATGCTACTGTTCTACAAAACTCAGGTACAACTGCCAATGCAGATAACACAAGTCATTCAATTCTAATTAAAAACGATGATCATTACGAAAATGATGTTACCGTTCCTACCGATTCTTCGTTCATAGCTAAGTATCCAGGTTCACTTGGTAACTCATTGAAGATTTCCATCTGTGATACATCTAGTGGTTTTGAAAGTGTTGTTTCAAACACTTCGATTGCTGGTGATTCACTCGACTTTACACTTGCAATTGGTAATACGACAGCAGTAATCACTGCAGTTGCAACAGTAGCAGGTGATAGTGCATCAGATCCTACAACCACTGAAGCACAAGCAGCTCTCACAGACCTTAACAATACTAAAGACTTAATTGGTGTAAATGACCTTCTAGTTCTTGGTAACAATTCAATTGGTACAATTGAGAGAAGAGTTATCGCTGTTGAGGCTGACAAAGCTAACAGTGATATTTCAGGTGTTTTTGCTGATGGTACTACAACTTACACAGTTTCTGCTAATGTTACGTTGGAGAGTAAGTACACTCTCGGCACTGCACTTTCGGCCAACGTTGCCAACACAACTGGTGTAAAACGTAGATGGGAATACTTCCGTAACTTTGACGCAGCTCCTGGCACGTCTTTGTATGCAAATAATATTGCAAACAATACATCTGCAGCCGATGAACTTCATATCATCATTGCTGATGAAGATGGTGACATTACTGGTGTCAAGGGTTCAATCTTGGAAACCTTTGAGGGATTGTCTCGAGGATCAGACGTTAAGAACGAATCTGGTGAAACACTATACTACGAAACAGTTATTAATGACCAATCAAAGTATGTAAAAATTGGTGGTAAACCTGTTCGTGCAGCCGCTGAAGTTACAGGTTCTGTAAATTACACTAACACAGCAGTAAATGTTGCTAGCGTATCAAATACAGTACCATTCAGCAGATCATTTACTGTTGGTAGAGATGGTGGAACAGCACAGAATCTTACAAGTTTCCAGAAGTCTGGTGACACTGATTCTGGTGAAGCAAACCTTTCTCTTGCTCAAATTACTACTGCATATGACAAGTTTAAGAATCCTGAAGAGATTGACATTTCTCTTATTCTTACCGGCAAGTCAAGAGGTGGTACTCACGGTGAACAATTAGGTAATTACTTAATTGATAACATCGCTGAAACAAGAAAAGATTGTGTTGTTGTTATTTCTCCTGATAAAGCAGATATCATCAACAACGCTGGTGACGAATCAGCAAACACAGTTGACTTTAGAAATGCTCTAACATCTTCATCTTACGGTGTACTAGATGGTGGCTACAAGTATCAATACGACAGATACAACGACGTATACAGATATGTCCCATACAATGGTGACGTTGCTGGTCTTATGGTTCGTACTGATACAACTAGAGATCCTTGGTATTCACCAGCTGGATTCAACAGAGGTATTATCAAGAACGTAATTAAGAACTACTATAATCCTGATAAGGCTGATAGAGACATTCTTTATAAGTCAGGAATTAACCCAATTGTTACATTCCCAGGTCAAGGAACAATTATGTTCGGTGATAAAACTTTGCTTGCTAAGCCAAGTGCATTCGATAGAATCAATGTTCGTAGACTGTTCATTGTTCTTGAGAAAGCAATTAGCACAGCATCAAAATATTTGTTGTTTGAATTCAACGATGAATTCACGAGAGCACAATTCAGAAACATGGTAGAGCCTTTCCTTCGGGATGTACAAGGTCGCCGTGGTATCTTCGACTTTAAAGTAGTGTGTGATGAAACAAACAATACAGGTGAAGTTATTGATAGAAACGAGTTTATTGGTGACATCTATATTAAGCCAGCTCGTTCAATTAACTTCATTCAATTGAATTTCGTTGCAGTACGAACTAATGTCGAGTTCTCTGAAGTCGTTGGTCAATTCTAAGTATAAATAGATAGGAATATAGGAGAGACTAATGGCACTCAATATTAACGAAATTAGATCACAATTAGTACTTGGAGGCGCTCGTCCCAGTCTATTCCAAGTGGTTTTTAACAATCCAGCAAACTCAGCTGGCGATGCTAAAATTCCATTTATGTGTAGAGCTGCTCAGTTACCAGCTTCTACATTAGGAACTATTGAAGTACCTTACTTCGGTAGAAAGATTAAACTTGCTGGTGATAGAACATTTGCTGAATGGACTGTCACAGTAATGAACGACGAAGACTTCCTTATTAGAAACTCAATGGAAGAGTGGATGCAGAACATTAACTCTCACCTCGGAAACGTAAGAGGGTTTGGAGCTGCTTCACCAACACTGTATAAAGAAAGAGCAGATGTTGTTCAGTATAGTAAGACTGGTGTTCCAATTCGCCAGTACTCATTTGACGGAATCTTCCCAGTTGAAGTATCAACAATTGACTTAGATTGGAATGCGACTGACACGGTTCAAGAATTTACCGTGACATTCCAATACGATTATTGGGAGGTATCTGGCGGTATTACCGGTAACGCTGGTGGTAATTAAAATTTATAATGTTAGTTAGGAAGGTAATATGGCTACCTTATTTGGTTTTGAAATAAAAAGGGCTGCAGACGAAGTCTCAACGGCTTCGTTTGCTCCCCTGCAAACAGACGATGGTGCGCATAATGTTTCCACTGGAGGCATGTATGGCACCTATGTCGATCTTGAAGGTTCGACAAGAACTGAAGCTGAACTTGTGACACGATATCGTCGAATGGCAATGCAGCCAGAATGCGACATGGCCATCGACGATATCATTCATGAATTTGTTGTTTATGATGATCATCATAGACTTGTTGATATCAACTTAGATATGGTCAAAGGATTGTCAGCAACATCAAGAAGGGCAATCACACAAGAATTTGAAAATGTTCTTGATCTATTAGAGTTTAACGAAAAAGGTTATGAAGTAGCTCGTCATTGGTATATTGATGGACGAATGTTTTATCATGTTATTATTGATCCAAAGAATATCCAAGATGGTATTAAAGAGTTACGATATATTGATCCACGAAAAATTAAAAAGGTTCGTGAAAGTCAAAAAGAAAGAGTTCAACTTGATGCGGGTTCTGTTCAAGTTAGCAGAGTTAAGTCTGAGTTCTTTCTTTATAATGAGAAAGGCTTTGTTGGATATCCCGGTGGAAGTCCAACATCAGCTGGTATGGACCAAGGTGTAAAAATTGCTAAGGATTCTGTTCTTCATGTAACATCAGGCGTGATGACTGAAGATAATAGAATGGTGTTAAGTCATCTACATAAAGCAATTAAACCTTTAAACCAATTACGTATTCTTGAAGATGCGACGGTCATTTACAGAATATCGAGAGCACCCGAACGTCGAATTTTCTACATTGACGTTGGTAATCTACCTAAGATGAAAGCAGAGCAGTATCTAAGAGATATGATGGTTAAACATAAAAACCGTCTTATATATGATGCGGCTACTGGTGAGATCAGAGATGATCGTAAGTTCATGACTATGCTTGAGGATTATTGGCTACCAAGACGTGAAGGAAGTAGAGGTACTGAAATTACTACTCTTCCAGGTGGTCAGAATCTAGGTGAAATGGATGACGTTCTCTATTTCCAAAAGAAACTTTACAAGTCACTTAATGTGCCTGTTTCAAGGTTAGAACCAGACTCTGGCATGACGCTAGGTAGAGCAACAGAGATTAACCGTGATGAAGTTAAATTCCAAAAGTTCATTCAAAGACTAAGACTTAGATTCTCAATGTTGTTTGATACAGCATTAGAAAAACAATTGGTGCTTAAAGGTCTGATGACACCCGAAGAGTTTGCAGAAATCAAACGTGATATTAGGTACGATTTCAAACAAGATAACTATTTCACAGAACTTAAAGAGAATGAAATCTTCAATGAAAGAATCACTACTCTTACAAACGTAGAACAATATGTTGGTACGTATTTCTCACGTGATTGGATCAAAAAGAATATTCTTAAAATGACAGAAGATGGTGTTGAAGAAATGCAAACACAGATGGATGCGGAAGCAGAACAAAACACAGAAATGGACGCTGCTTTAGCTGATCCGGCTGATGGAACTAATGGAGTTGACGGTCAACAAGGACCGCCACAATAATAAATTATTATAAATAAACTTATAGTTTAGGAGAAAATCATGGCAGAAAGTGAATACACTATACAAGATATGCTGAAGACGGTGCACGATGGATCACCCACGAAGTTTGCTGATTACTTTTCGGGTGTTATGGTCGATAAAGTAAATGACAGAGTTGATCAAATCCGTCAAAAAGTTGCAGCAGTAATCAGCGGTCAAGATCTGGAATCTGAAATGGATTCAGATGACGAAGAAGAACTAGACGCTTCTGCTGAAGAAGACGAAACTGAATTAGACGACGAGGAGCAATTTGATGGCGAAGAGACTGAGGGAACTGACAGAGAGGACTAAGATTGAGATAGTTCCAACTCCTGGTCAAGGCCAAGGAAAGTTGGACAGCTATATTAATCCTGCATCTCCTGCAGAAAAAGCATTTAAGGACAAGCATGTTGTACAGAAGACCGACTATCCTGTGAAACAAAAGGATGGAAGTAATGATGACATCTTCTCTGGTGCAAAGCAAAATAGAAAGAAAAGAATTGCAGACAATGACCAAGAGTCAGCTGAAGCAGCTTACGAGGCTGTAGACAAAGAGAAGCGTGAGGACATTGTCAAAGGTATGAAGAAGAACAAGGCCGACTTTGTTTCAAGATATGGCAAGGATGCAGAATCAGTAATGTATGCTACTGCCAATAAAATGGCAAGTGAAGAGTATGATGAAGAGTACGAAGAAAGCCTAGACCATTTCGAGCTTGAAGATGGATCATGGGTTACCTTTGATGAAGAAACAATGGATGCAATTGATGAAGTTTTTGCTTCATTAGATGAAGACCAACAGGATGAGTTCACAAACATGTTTGCTGCCGACAGGCTATCAAATGCTACATTAATTGAATGGGTGAGGAGTGTAAGTAATGGCTGATCAGGTTGACACTTATTTCAGGGTTCATAAAGAGGGTCTTGAAAGCCCAGCTACAAGAGGATTTGCTATTTCAGCAAATGAATCTGCAAATGTTACACATACAACAAGAGCAGTTTATGTAGGTGGTGCAGGTGACCTGGTTTGTGAATTAGCTGATGATGCTGATGGAACAACTGTAACCTTTACAGCTGTGCCTGCCGGAACTATTTTACCTATTCGTCTTCGTAAAATGAGAACAGCAAGTACTGCAACATCAGTTGTAGGAATCTACTAAAAAAAATATTATGAAAATTGGCTCTGGCGTCGGAACAACAACATCACTTATCACAACACAGACGGCTGCAGTACTCAGTGGTGGTGCAGGTTTTACTATTGACAATGCAGTGTTTGATGGTGGTGATGAACTGCAAAGAGCAGCGCCGGGAGTTTTCCCATCTGATGGAAAGGAATTTTCATTCTCATTTTGGTTTAAATTAACTGATGTGGACGATCAAACGCAAGTAATATTTAGTGCAGTAACATCTGGTAATAGATTTTTACTACAAAGAAGTGCGTCAGGAGGCGCACAGGATAATAATTTCGCTGTTGTTGGAAGAAACACAAGTAACTCTCTCGTTTTATATATTGAATCATTGTTAAATTCAAACGGGCAATTCGATAGTTCGTCAAGGAACCCAGGTTGGAATCATTTTTTGATGTCGGGCAATCTTGCTACATCAACATTCCATATGTACGCTAATGGTGTCAATATTTTAGATACTGGTGCAACATTTTTACTTAACCAGAATATTGATTTTACGGGTCTATTTCATGTTGGTGGAATTGGAGGCAGTGCCCGCTTTTATGGTGATATGGCAGAATTTTGGCTAGACGATTCTTTTATTGATTTCAGTAGTTCAACAAATCGTGAAAAGTTTCGTTCTTCTGGTGGTGCAGCTGTTGATCTTGGATCTGATGGGTCAACCCCAACTGGTTCATCACCGTTAGTGTACTTACACTTAGATGCTGGAGAAACTGGTAATAACTTTGCTCTCAATGCCGGAACTGGTGGAGATTTCACCGTGAGTGCTGGTGCTATTACAACGACAGGTGATACACCTTCTACCTAATATATTAACAAATGAGGTATAAAAAAAATGTATCAAAATAATTGGGGTTTAAATTCCTCCATCGACAGCTCTCTTAATAATATTAAATTACAATTATCTAAGCTTCGGTCGAATGGATTTACGATTGAATCGGAGAACGTAGAATTATCATCATCTCTTGATAAGATTGTTAGAGATTTAAAAGATGTTCAATACGGATCTCCAGCAGAGTAAAAAAGTCTTGAGAGGTTATTAATTATAAATAGAAGTAATGTTTAAAGGAAATTACAGGAAATTACCATGAAGTTAGTAACAGAAATTAACGAAGAAGTTGGTTTTGTAATCAACGAAGATAAAGAAACCGGTAAGAAGTCACACTTTATTGAAGGTGTATTTCTACAGTCTGGTATTACTAACCGTAATGGTAGAATGTATCCAACACAAATACTTGCAAAAGAAGTTGCAAGATACAATGATGAATACATTACAAAGAACAGAGCATATGGTGAGTTGGGACATCCTAATGGTCCAACAATCAACCTCGAGAGAGTATCTCATCTTATTAAAGATTTGAGACAAGAGGGTAAAGACTTCATTGGTAAAGCAAAAGTCATGGATACACCATATGGAAATATTGTAAAGAATTTAATGGACGAAGGTGCTCAGCTTGGTGTAAGTTCACGAGGCATGGGTACTTTACGGCAGAAGGCTGATTGTGCAGTAGTGCAAGATGACTTCATGCTTGCAACTGCTGCAGATATTGTAGCAGATCCATCAGCTCCTAACGCCTTTGTTAACGGTGTTATGGAAGGGGTTGATTGGGTATACGATGTAGCTTCTGGTTCTTATAAGGCAATGAGAATTGTTGAGGAGGTAAAGAAGCTCGGAGATGATGATGTAAGAAAGTTACAGGAATCCGCTCTTAGGATTTTTGATAAGTTCTTAAAATCGTTATAATATAAATATTACGTTGAGAAACCCAAAGGAGTCTAAAATGGCACGTACAAGAAAGTCAAGAATTGCTGAAGAAGCATTCGAAGACGAAGTTCTTGTAGCCGAGGACGGACAAGAGGAAGAAGAGCTTGTTGAATTTCAGGCTTCCGGTGAGGCATCCAGTGTGCCAGATCCTATCTCCACTGGTTCGAACAAACGGAAGGCTGACAAGAGCGGTAATGGCGAGCCTATGCAAAAACTCGATATGAGCAAAGTTGGAATGCTCGGGAAGATTGTTCACGCATTTAGTGAAATGACACCCGAAGCAGCCAGCAAGGCTTATAAAGGGCTTATGGATAGTGCTTCCAATAAGTCTTCGATTGCTGCCAAAGGCGATGCAAAGGCACCAATCAAGCTCCATGCAATGGCAGCTGTAAAGGAAGATTTACAGCAGTTGTTCCAGGACAGCGAGAACCTAACAGAAGATTTCTTCGATCAAGCAAGTGTACTTTTCGAGAGTGCACTGGGCATTAAAGCAAAATTGGTTGAAGAAGAATTAAAAGAGCTTTACGAAGAGAGTCTGCAAGAAGCTATTGAAGAGATGAATGAGGAGCTCGAAGAGAGACTTTCTGATTATCTTGAATACGTTGCAGATACTTGGCTGGAAGAAAACGAAATTGCTATCGAATCAGCTCTCAAGGTTGAGATGGCAGAAAACTTCCTAGCCGGCGTAAA